TAGTCAAAACTATTAATATAATTTGTCTGACTGTTTTGCGATGCTGCAAAATAATTACCTAGAACACCATTGTAATTAATAACGCTTAAATAAGCCGATGTTGTAAGAATTTGATTTTCAAAAATACCTGAACTATATGTTGAAGATAAAACCGGGGAAGAACTAAAAGCTGCTGCAGGAATTGTAGATGTTGCAGCATAAACTGTACTTGAAGGAACTATACGCTGATTAAAATAAGGCGTAATAGTAAATAGAGCATCTAATCTTATACCTTTACCATCTTCGTAGAGATTAGAGTCAAAAATTAGATATTCTTCTGTATAGCCTGCAAATTTTGCGAACATTTCGCATGCAATAGAAATATTTTCAAATAGTTGATCATGATGTAGTTCGAGATTAACTAGTGGAGCGCCTAGAGAGCGTGTTATCCTATCTGCTAGACGAGAAAAAGAATCAATCTTACTTGTTAGATTCGTGCTTTGAAAAGCAGAAACTGGTGTTATAGCAGAGCAATCCATTTAACTATTTATTGTGGAGCAGCTGCTGCACCACCAGGAGCTCCTGCAGGAAGTTGAGATCCACCGCCGGTAGCTGCAGGAGCAGCTGCTGCTTCACCGCCTGCCTCACCACCGGCTTCTGCTGGCGCGGGGCCAAATTGCGGTGGTAATCTTGAACCGCCTCCACCTGCTCCTCCACCAGCTGCAGCGCCTTCTGCACCTTGACCACCCTGTACTGCACCAACTTCGCGCCAATTAGGACCATTATTGGTAATTTGATCTAACTCCCATAACATCTCTCGATCTTTTCTTAAGAACTCTCTATTAGCCATTAAATCGGTATCAGACCATCCAAGATACTTCTTTTGTGCATATGTTTTGGAGACGAGCTCGCTTTGAGTAATACTATTAAAGTTTTCTGCTTTAAGTTGGAACTTCTGATTCTCTCTTAACTCATAGAAGTTTGTTGGTACATTAAAGAATAACTCGAGCTCCATTTCCTTAAGATTATATTCATCCCAAATCTTTTTTAACTTTAGATGAGTGATAAACCCGTTCTTTAAGCCTGCTGCAAATCTTTGTTGTTGACGAATAATAAATCGAGCAAACTTTAATTCATCTCTGAGGATATCAGTACCATCTCTAAATGTGTCTTCAGGATTAAGCCTATTTGTAGGTACTTTGAGCGCTTTATATAGCTTCTTAACAAAGTACATTAAATCGGTAAGTTCACCTAAATTTGATCCACCGGGCAATTGTGTTACTTGGGTTCCTTCGCTGCCAGCACGCTTTGCAAACCAAAAACTATCTAACATTGATTGCGGATTAAATTTTTGTACTGTTGCGCCTTGATCGGCATCATATGTTCTTCTCGACCAATAATTTGTCATTAGTTTACGTAGATAGGCTTCTGCTTTAGGCGGCGCCATATTACCTACATCGACGTTAAAGATCAAACGCTCTGGTGCTCTAACTAAGCGATAAATCACGATAGCATCTTCTATGAGTGATAACTGTCTATAAGCGCGTCGAGCGTTCTCGATGAAAGGTAGACGCACTGTTTTTGTTTCATTCCATATACCTGAATTAATATACGTGACTTGATTTCCATCCATTGGAATAAGCTCTACCTTAGCTACTTTACCAGGATTTTTTGTATCGTAAATATTTTTACGTAGCAAATACCCTCTTATAATTTGGTTTTGTACATTTTCAAAAATGGGATCAATGATGTCAGAGGGAATGCTTACTACACCGAGAATACCTTCTTCGGGGTATTTTTTATGAACAATATGTTCCCAATAAACTTCTGCGTCAACTAAAAGTTGTCTAATATATTCCCAACCTTTATTTTCTAAATCAAAATAACCAATATATTTTTGGAACTCTTTTTTAAGTTTTTCTTTTTGCTCTTCTGAAATTCTAGCTTCTCTAAATCTTAATTTTACTATATCACCGTTATCATCTTTGTTAATAAATTCATCACAAATTTCATCCAAAGCATCTGCAACTTCAGAAAAAGCTGCCATTACTCTATAATCTGTTAACCTACGGCCTTTATCAGGCTGTAAGTTAGCGTACATAAAGTTATGATAATCTTTATTCTGTACAACGTTTGCGTAAAGATCGTCAGTAAAGGTAAGTGATGATGATATGGATTGACGCGCTAATGCCTCTTCTCTCTTTGTACCTTTATCAAAAAATTCCTCGTATTTGGGATTAAGAGTGTTAATTTTATCTTGGATATTAACAGATTGATATGGTAACTTAGAAGATACATACTTCATTAAGTCCCGACCAAATGTAGATTCGCGATTAGGGTCTGCCATATCAGTATTATTTATGATATACTATATAATTAAAAGATCTATATGTTATTCAATTAGTATTGGACATTGGTAATTTGAGGATTTGCAGATATACCTACAAATTCTGTCTCTGTTACTAGGCCTGTAGATAATGGATATGTATAATTTAAAGATGTAAGTGTTTCATAGGTAGTGAGTATAGAGGTAGTATAGAAGTTATTATCAATATAAAATATGTTACTTGTACCACTTTGCGTAGCTTGGAAGAGCCATCCCTTGATAGTAAAAGTGGTATCACCTGTTATTCTATATTTGTCTAGTGCTGTTATTTCAATGGGATAATTGAGACTAATATTACCATCCCATAAAACTTCGCTTCTTATTTCTTGCGAGGTACCATAGCCTGGAAGCACATCATCTGGTACTCTCCAGGAAAGAATAATATAAGGATTATTATAAGGGACAAAATTGGATATAATTTGATCCATGTCTGTTTGAAATTTTGTAATTATGGACATAGAAATAGTAATATTAACAGGCACAGGTGTACGATAGAAATTAGATGTTTTACCTGCATCTGTCTCGCTTGAACCTCTTGTTAAATAAAAACCAGCAAGCTTATTGAAGACTCTACTTTCATCACGACTAACGTTAGTAATATTAATAGCAACAACTGGTACAGTTATGTTCTGCGCTTTATTTACTAAATCATATATTACTCTTTGCTTGGGCGAGTAAACATAACGAACTTGAATATTTGTTTGCGGTACTCTATTTTTATCATAGCGCTTAATAATAATATCATCAAAAGCAGCTACAAACTGGGTAACTAAGTCTTTTACTTCGAAATGAAATGTCTGAGCCTTCACTATTATATTTATTAACAAATGCGATCAATAAAAGACTTAGGAAGCTTATGTTTTGTTCTTTTTAATGCGTTAACTATATTACCATCAAGAATATATGTTGTAGAGAAGTCATTTTTACTTCTAGTAGCTCTACCGCATGCCTGGACTAATGCATTTAACATCTTATTTTCATACCAATCTTTATCTGTATCAAAAAGTTTTTTAATGTGTTTTGAGGAAAGCGGGGGATAGGGTAGCTTAATAATAATCTGAAACCTTGCTAAACTATCCTTGAGATCCACACCAAACGAAAGAGAAGGAGAGACGAGGATAGTTGGAAAATCTGTCTCATAATGTTCCTTCAGTATCGCTTCATTATTAGCCGTTTCATCACGAAATAGAAAGCGCTTATTACCTTCAAGCTTTGCTTTAATAAAATTTGTTATATCTTTTGAATGAGTATGTATAATACCCTTTTCATTCTTATGATGATCAATAATTGTCTTTATTTGCTCACATATTGCAGGTAACGTATTTGTTAAATTTTTATAATTAAGTTTGTTCTGTGAAGAAACGTATATCGGCGATTTCTCGGGATTAAAATCGCTCTCAACTTCTACATATTCGTAATCAGTAATACCAAGCGTCTTTGCAAAATTCTTGTGATCAATAATTGTAGCAGACATTAGCAAGACATTATCAGCATGATTAAAAATAAATTTAGTAAGTTTGTCAGCGCGCAAAGGTGTCAATAATACCTTCTTAATATCTTTATCAATAATGTATTCACAATCTCGCCATAGGGTGTCGACAGTAGTTAATGAATTATGTGCGTTCTTAAGATATTGTAATTTTATCTTTTCAGGTTGTGATAATGTTCTGTGTTTTTTATTTACACGGTTTATTAAAGTATTAATTTGTTCACTTATTTGAAATATATTTTCGCATAACCATGTACGTACTTTATCTTTACTATCAGTAATCAATGTTTTACAATCAACACCATAGGCTCTCAATCGATCATAGTTTATTTCTGCAGAGTATTGTTTAATTAGTTCATCTTCCAGCTCTGATGCTTCATCACAAATAATAAAGTTTTTTCGCTTAACATGACTTGGCAGTGCAAGAAACATTTTATAATTTAAAACTGCAAATCTAGATAGTAGCGCGCTATTACGCGCGTTATAATATGGGCACCGATTTTTCTCCCAACACTCATCTCTTATCTTCGGAACCAATACACATGGTGCGGTTTCAACATCAAAGTGAGGGTCAACATCACATATATAATTAGATTTACCTTTAAGGATGTCTGTATCAGGAAATAGTTTTAAGTATTGATCTTGTAGTGATTTTGTAATAGTAAGAGCAAATGTACCAAACGGAGGCTGCGATAGACAATCAATCTCGCTAATGTAGTTACCAGCAAAATCTTGTTTATAGGCAGAATAACTTTGAATACTTTCTTTAAATTTATCTGTCGCAGGAGAGCTAATACCTGCGAGTGTTTTAGCTAAAAAGCTTTTACCAGTCCCTGTTGGCGCGCAGCAAATGACAAATTTTTTACCTTTATTAAAAGCCCTTTCAACTCCTTTAATAAGCTTTATCTGTTGATCGCTTGGACTATATTCCTGAGGAAAATGTGAGAGGTATCTACTAAACACAAGATATATTATAATATCTTTTTATCTAAGTTAAAGCACTGTTATTGTTATTTTTTTATTTAAATATTTTGACGGCTTAACTGTAGAGACTTTTGCCACGCATGGCTCAATTTGGCTATTATTTTTTACAAAAGAAGAGATAGAATAATCAAATACAATCTCTTTTTGTTTGTGTATAAACCCAAAAGGATATGGTATTTCGAAAATAATTTTTTTATTGTTTTTTTCTTGACATATTAAAGTAAAAGTACAATAAAAATCTTTTATACTAAATAGAATAAGTTTTCCTCGTTTTAAAATTTTATTCTCTAAAGCAAAACATAGATTGTTCTGTAAGAAGTTATTGACAGATCTTTCAATATTTTCAATTGATGTCATGAATTCATAAACCTTAATTTTTCTTGAGGTGACATTAGAGCTAAGCGTTCATTAAAGTATTTCCAGAATGATTTATTAGCAGGGATAACGCTTATTAAATCACAAGCAGTCATATTAACACAACGATAGTCTTGCATAAAAATATCCCAAGTGATTACAAGATTCTTTATATTGGGATCGTATTTGGGGTAGTTGATGGCACGCTTGTAATTTAAAGCTATTCGACCTTCTGGACTGTTTAATAAAGCTAAAGAGCTTGTACATAGCATTCTTCTTGTAGGTGGAGAGCCTGGCTTAATTCTCCTTCTTACAAATTTAATTTCTGCTACGTTGCTTAGAAGAAGGTTTTTTAATGTGGCTAGCGACGCTTTCATCATCTTTTCTTATTGAGCAAATACCGAAAATTCTCTGCTCATTTAAAAAAATACCCTTCTTAAGAGTTCCGTAATTATCGACGTCAAGATTAGCTACAGGAACGCCGAGATTGTTAGGAAAGCATACTATATCTTTAACCTTGACATAACGAACACTAGGACCGGCTAGAATAACTTCTCCGAATCTCCATGCACGTGTATCAGAATTAATGGGTACGACTATTCCATTTCTTACTATATTTGTACCGTCAGTAGTTTCGTCTACTAATTTAACTAATAGTACGTCGTCCAAGACTTGACGAAGGTTATAACCGAAAAAAACTGAATTAAATGAATTCTTAGGGAGTTCAGAAAAATCAATTAAACTTTTTTGTGTTGGTAGTGTATCTATATCTAAAGGCATATTGTAATTTAATAATATGGTTCAGGAATTCAACACACTTATATATTGTTTAATTTCACGAGTTGATAATTCCATATTATGTGAAATTTTATTAATTAGTTCATTCTCTTCGCTATTTTTATCTTCTTTAGTTTTTTTAAAATAATTTATCTTTTTATAAGGCATCTTAGGAAATATTGCCATAAACAAAGAATATAAGGATTTTTTTGATTCAAAAATACCTTGATATTTGTTAATCAAATTACAATGCTTAACAACTAGCGGTGAATACATGCTCAACCACCTATTAACTAAATACGGTGAAAATTCTTGCTCTTCGTCAACTGTAGTTAAGCAATTTTTTTTCTTATAAAAAAGTATATCTGATATTAAATCAAATATATTCATTTACAAATAACTTTTGACGTAGCAATAAAAATATCATCATTCATTGCATAAAAAAGATCAACAATCTCTTTCATAAACTGTTCAGCTTGTTCGTTTGTAAGATTTGTAGAAAAAGCGAATGCCGGAGCTTTTCTACCAGCAGATATATTGATACCTGTATGTCCAAGCGCAACATTATTATTTGTATATGTTATGCTTACACTACATTTACCTTTTTGCTGAGTGATACCACCTTGAGCATGCTCCTTGTGTACAATAAGATCATCACCATTAACTTCGATTGGTGCATTAATATATTTCGTACTTAAGATATTTGCAATTTGTGTATTAAAAAGTCTCTGCCACGCAACAGCACCAAAAGCATCCAGATTGGGAATTTCCCAGAGAAAATTAATAGCATCATCACTATAGATGTAGTCGTTATTAAGTACGTCCTCACTATCAATCATACCTTCTGCTTCCACTTTCATTGGTGCTCTGAATGCGATAATATTACCAATAGGTAGAGTTCTTTCACGGAAAAATTTATATGCGAATCGCGAATGTAGTAATGCCCCGTCGTACGACTTAATATTATTAATAATCATACCTAAATTATAAATTAAAAGTAAGAATAATCAAGCGTTTACTAGGCTATCAATCCAATTATAAGTCTTAGTAAGACCATCTACTAAAGGTCGACTCGGAGCCCAACCTATTTTTTCTTTAATGAGTCTATTATCTGAATTTCTACCACGTACACCTGTAGGTCCGGGAATATGTTTTTTAATTAATTGCTTTTTTGCAATATTGCTCGCCATATCAACAAGTTGGTTGATAGTAACTCTCTCTTCAGAACCAATATTGACAGGCCCGGTAAAATCTGAATTCATAAATCTTCTTACCCCTTCAAGACATTCATCAATATATAAAAAGCTTCTTGTTTGTTCACCATCCCCCCAAATTTCAATTTCTCC